CGTTAGTTTGGCGGCAACGAACTCGGCGTAGTTCACGCGAACATGTCCAGTTGCGTAGGCATCAACCGAACGGGACATCCCGATTTCCCATACTTGCACTTACGGATCGGCAGCTCTTCCAGCGCGCCGATCTTCAGCAAACGGTTTATCCTGCCGGTGACCGAACACAAATCGATGCCGGACTCGACGGCAAGCTCGCGCCGTGTGAAATCGCGATGGGCATTGCGAGCCAGGAAGCGGATGATTTCCCGCTCGCGATCCTGCAGGCTGGGCTCTATCGCGTGATACGCGCGCAAGCTCGATTCGCGTATGTTCGTCGCCGTCCTCATGCCGCTACCGCTCCGTCATCCAGTGCGCGGCGAATCAACACGATTGCTTCCATCCATCGCTCCGGAACAACGCGGAGAATTCGCCATCCAAGGATTGCGGCTTCATTGTATTTTTCTATGTCCCGCTCGATGTTCAGCGGATGCGAATGCGCCCCGCCACCTTTCTTCCATATGCCGCCTTCAATCTCGACGGCCAAGCGTTCGGCGACAAAGGCGTAGTCAAACATCCAGCCGCGCGAGGCGTGAAAGCGGTACTCGGGCGTCGGCTCGGGGAGTCCCGCGCCGCGACACATGCCGACGAGTTGATAGATCGGCTTCGTGGTAACGCTTGCGAGTCCGCGCTTGCGCAGCGGCACCAGTTTTCCCGGCGGACACCCCGGCTTTCCTGCCGGCTCGCCAAAGCGATTGACCGGAGTGACATTGCCGTTCCACGTTGCCGCCATTTCCGTCTTCTGCGCTTGCGTTACGCGGCCGATTTGCGTGACGCGCTTGCGCTCGCGATCAGCCAGCCATTCCTCGGAGAAGACGCGGGCCATTAGTGCTGATAGTCGCGGTTGCCGACGTTGGCCGATTCCGCGTGCGGAAAGTGCTTGCGTAGCCATCCGTAAACAGCCGGAAGATCGTTGAACACGTAGACCTCCGCGTATGACGTGATGCGACCGCCGCTCTGAAAGGTCGGCGCGGGGCGCACGATGTAGCCGTCGGCGGTTGCCTCAATCTGGATGGCTGGATAGAGGTTTTGCTTTGTCTGCTCTGCGGGTTTGCTCATACGTCCTCACTCACCATGCCGGCGATGTAGTCGTAATTGCCATTGGCCGGAACGAAGATGGCGGCGTCTTGCTGGTCGAAAACGACGAGCTTGCCGGGTGCGTAGTCGCGGAACGCGCTTGCATCGAAATCTATATTGAGGATCATCTCTGGCGCGTCATTCCAATGGCGAAATATAGCCGTCACCGTCGCTTCTCCGACATCACCGCATCGAATCCCCAGAGCAGAAAGATCGCCCACAGCACCGCCCATGACAGACACGTTAGGAGTTCGAGAGGAATGCTCATGTTTCGCTCCGCAGATTTCGATTCATCTGGTTGCGTCAATGCAATCAAGCGTCGCGCCCTACCGACCCCGTACCACTTTTGCAGGCGGCATAGGCTTCGATGAACTCCCGTGCCGCTTCGGCATTGATCGCATTGCCATATCCGCGCAGTCGCACCACTCTTGCGGGAACGCCTGCAACCAGCGGCTCAAGGCCGGGTTTAACTGCCCGCGCTTTGCCGTCTCTGCATGGGAGCCAGATGGCGTCGCGCCAGAATCCGTTAACCGGGCCCGACGCCCCAATAGCGCGTTCACCGGCACGTTCGCCAGATCGCATGCTCCGTCCTTGAGATCCCGACTCGTCGGCGTCGCCCATGTCGCTGCCGCCATCGTCGGCAAATCCGATCCCGGCCCCTTGCGCTCCAATTCCTTCTCGGCTCCGCGCATCGTTCGCACGCCCTTGTCCGAGTCCGATTCCTTCGGTGTCGGCCAACTCGCAAATCTCGCCACATGCTCCAGCGATACCGTGTGCTTGCGTCCGTCCGTCGTCATACCGGTCGCGGACATCTTCGACGGATCGACTGAGCGACCGCCGCTTGGCGTGTTCGGCGTCGGCCACGGCGACAGACTCGCAGCCATCCCGAGCGTCAGGCCAAAGCCGTTGCCGTTCATATGCTTCGCCTTCAAGTCCTCGCGCCGTTGCTCCCACGTCGAATCGTTGTCGTTCTGCGGGCCGGCATTCGGACTCGGCCACGAAGTACAACCGCTGCCGGATATGCGGCGCGCCGACGCCCGCTGCGCAGGTATCCAGAACCGCGACGGCGTAACCCGCGCCTTCCAGGTCAGATCGAACATGGTCGAACCAAGCGAGTGCGTCCTTGCTCGATACCTGCTCGCCAAAGATTGCGTCAGGGCGAGACTCGCGGATGAGCCGGAACCATGCCGGCCATAGGTGGCGCTCATCGCCAAACTCATCGCCTTTGCCGGCGGCGGAAAACGGTTGACACGGGCAAGAGCCTGTCCAAACAGGTCCGTCCCATCCCGCGAGGTTGAGGGCGTAGTCCCACCCTCCGATCCCGGCGAAGAAATGGCAGCGGTCGTATCCGCGCAAGTCTTCCGGTCGGACATCGACGATGCTTCGCTCATCGACATCCCCGGCGCTGATGTGGCCGGCGCGGATCAACTCGCGGAGCCATGCCGCCGCCTTGGGATCGATTTCGTTGTAGTACGCACGACTCAAGCCTTTCGCTCCGAGGTCAGTTTGCCGTTACGAGTGGTTGCAATCACGCAGCCCACATGAAGCGTTCTTTGAGGTTCTTCCACTGCAACCACAGCCGTATGAGAAGAGGGTCAGCGAGCGGATTTACACCGCCGTTCGAGGCGGATCGATCCGTTACGCCCGCGTGACGCACGTCGCTGATAGTCAAATGCATGCTTCCTCCACTTGGCCGGCGTCTTCAGTGGACAAGTCACCAACCGTTGATTCCGTCGCAGCTGTGCCATCGTCATGGGCGGCAGCGCGAAGCGAAGCAGCTACCGCTCGAAGCATTGCGGAGACCTCTTCCTTGGTGCGACCGGGCGTGTCGTTCCATTTCCAGATCGCTTCGACGCAGTCGCCACCAATCGCCTTGACAAGCGCGGACTGCGCGGCCTCATGCACGTCCAAGTCGGCGTCTAACGCGGAGTAATCGACTGCCGTTATCGCGCAGTGACCGCCAGTCGAATCGAAATTTTCCGATCCGTCGCCCTGCGCCCAGCCCAGATCAACAACGGACGCAGCGCGTTCCAAAACCTCGTCGGCAGTCAAACGCATACCGCCTCCCGCTTGGCAGGTTCGCGTGCTTTCAACATTGCCGCAGCGGTTCGCATGGCGGCTGTGACTTCAGCCCGCGACCGTTCCGGCTGATCGTTCCACGTAAACACGATGGCGCAGTGCTGCATGGCCGCATCTGCACCGTCCAGATAGGCGGGCGGCGGCTCGGCAATGACTTCCGCCAGAGCACGGACCGCTGCGGGAGACGCCCTCATATAATCCGGACGGGAGATTCCTTCCGCCAGCGCAATGGCCTCCAATGCACAGAGGGATCGGCTGCGGTTCCAGATACCCGCGCCGTCGTTGGAATGGCCGCGCAGGTCCATCAGGGCGGCGGCGCAGTTGAGGACATTTATTGCATCCACGGCGAAGTCCTTTCTATTTGGCTTCTGCGCGGGCGATAGCGGCGCGCGCTATGTGTAGGGAAGCGACCTGCGCGGTCGCGGGCCACTCCGGCCAAGTCTCAGCCGTCAGTAGGTGGAGCGCCGCGAGCAAATGCTTCGCAGAAGCAATCAATGTGGCATTGGCCTTATCGCGCGCGTTGACCTTCGCGGACTTGCTGACAAAGCAGATTGGCGTCCACGGATCGCCACGAACGCCTACGCCGAAACACTCGTCCTCATACCCTGCAATGAGGCCGTAGCCGGTGATCCATTCGCCGGGCGTAGGGCCGTCAGCGTTGACGCTCGCATCGCTCACGCTTTTCGCTCCGCTATCTGCACGTCGTCACGCTTGGCCACGTTCACTCCGAACTAATGGAATGAAGTGTTTTTGGATTGCAGCCGGCAGAGGGTGATCGCCCCTGCCGGCTGCGAGCGAAATGGGAGTCATCTCACTTCGCTGTGCTGCTCGGGAATGACGTTGACATCGCACCAGCGTTCGCTTCACGTCTTTTTTTCCGGTAATCGCTGGAATGAAAACGGACATTTCTATGCTTTACCGATTGCAGGATAAAAATTTTTAGGCAACAGCCTTCATGCCGCTGGAGAGCGTGATCCGCTCCAGCCTCGCGGCGATCTTCTGCGCCACCTTCACGGATTCGATGTAGTCGCGCATGAGCCTCGCCTGTTCGTCGGGCGGCTCCAGCGGTTCCGGCGCCCTGTACCCGCATTCATCGGCGATGAAGTGCATGGCACCGTGGTAACCGGACTCACGGGCGGCGCGCAGCACGAACAGCAGCTCGGCAAGGGAAAACTTCTCGGCGCGATCCGGATTGATGCAGTCGTTCACGCGGTTCTCAGCTTCCTTCAGCGGCTTCGCCGGCCACAGCATGGGTCCGACCTTCTTCGATCCGCCGGCAGCACGCACGGCATCGCGCAGCGCGTCCTCGATGGATTCATGGATCAGATCAGGTTGAAACGCCATGTCCGTGAACATCCGTATAAAACGTAATTAGACGTAAAGACAAAAACGACGAAAAAAAGAGATGCTTCGGGTTATGCGCAATCCCATCGCAGTCACATGGCGCAAGCTGTTCAAGAGGCCCGCGCCGCCGCTCGAGTACCGCTCGACGCTGCCGCCGTACAAGCCGGTACATAGACGGCGAAAGACGGACGGATGGAAGCCTTGACGACGATCCTGCTGATCCTCGTCGCGCTGCTGGTATGCGCGGTCGTGCTGCGGCTGTTTGGCCATGATTAGCCGCCCTGCTGCTGCTTGCGGATGTGCCATGCGGCTTGCTGCGGAACGGATTCGGGGACTGGCAACGGTCCGAACACGTCGGGGCGCAACTCCTCGCGCGTCACCTTGCCGCCCGTGGCCGTCTCGATCGCACCGCAATGTTCAGCCGGGACGACGCCCTTTTGCAGCCAGTACCACACGTGCGCTTGCTTGACGTCGCCGCCGATCGCACGTGCCAGTGCTGACTGACCGCCGGCAAGTTCGACCGCGAGTTCGATTGGAGTCATGCGAGACATTCTACAAAACGCCTTGTAGAAAAGCAACAAGTACTTTTGTAGTGACTTGCCACAAAGCTTTTTGTAGCTTTGATGGCGTGCCAAAAACGACCTTTCAGCAGCGCATGAAGATCGCAATCAAGCGCGCCGGCTCGCAGTCCGAGCTCGCGCGCATGGTGAACGAGAAGTACGGGACGTCGCTAAAGCCCCAAAACATTCAATACCTTGCGGACGAGAAGCTCGAAAAACCCGCGCAGGGGAGCCGCCACACCCCGCACATTGCCGGTGTCGTCGCGCTCAATGCACAGTGGCTCGCGTCGGAAAGCGGCCCGCGCTCGCGGCAAAGGGTAAGAAGCGCTTGAGCAGGCACTCTCAGTGATGGCGCCGCGTACGGCTCTGTCGGTCCTCACATGCGTGGGACTGCTTTTGGGCTGCGGGACGCCCGAGGACCAAGCGCGCTACAGTGCGCAGAACAGCGTCGCGGCGCACCTGAAGGACCCCGATTCGGCCAAATTCGGAGCCTCGTTCATTATCCGCGAGCCCGGCGCGCTCAAAAACGGCCTTGAAACCGACGCCGTGTGCGGCCTCGTCAACGCAAAGAATAGCTTCGGTGCCTATGCAGGCGCATCACGTTACGTGGCCCTCCAGATGCGTAGCCAGCGAACGCTAGACACGATTTACGTCTGGGTCGAGGGCTCCGACAGGCATTCGTTCGTAGATTCGAAGGCTACGTTGTTTGAGATCTCAGCCTGGAACAAGTACTGCGTGGACGCAGGCCACGCGGCCACCTACTCGGCAAGCGAGTAGTCCCCGGCGCGGCCCTCCCGCGCCGCGCTGATCCCTCTCATCCCAAGGGCGCGCCAGCGCTCGCCGAAGGCGTCTTTTCGTCGGCTGCTACAAAAATACTTGTTGACAGGCTACAAGCCGTTTTGTAATATCACTCCTACGCGCTCAATTCACCGAGCGCCCGATCTCCCGGCAGTAGGACGCCAGCCCATAAAGGCCGGCACCCAAAAGCAAGTCGGGATAGCGCGAGTGCCACGGCCAGAGCGCGAGATCGAGACTTCGCGGGCTTTGATCCGCACCGATCAGGAGAGATGGAATGAGGGTTATCGCAGCGGTCATCGTCGTCGCGTTCATCGTTGCCGGCGGTCTGTATGCCAAGCACGAAGCGACCGCAGCATTTGCACACGCAGTCGCGGTGCATCGGATAGCGGAGGGTTAAGTCATGCCACGCAAGCCGAAGCCAGACCCGGAACCGCTGTACGAAGACGTATTGGCACAGAAAGAAGCGGAACGGGAGTTTATCGAGCGACTGAATATCGGTGAACTGTTCCGGCGTGATGAAGAGCGGGATAACGGGAGCGAGGAATGAGCAAGTACCGCGATACCGACGGCCGCACGCGCCAGACGGTGGACGAATTGACCGAGTTGCGGCGCTACTTCGACGCACACGCGACCATGAAGACAACGGTTAAAACCGAGGAATTCTGCGCAGCGTATGTCGAGGCGAATCGCGCGGAAGTGAACCTGTGGGCGCTGAAGCGCGGCATCGATCCCATCGTGGAGGCCGCATGAATGATCTCGCCCGCGCCGAAGCGTACCGCGATCAGCTACACGACCTCGACGCCGGTTTCACCCCACGCGAGGAAGCCGGCATCCAGTGCATGGCAATCGAACTCGCGGAAGCGCGCTTCGACAAGCTGGACAAGGAAAGCCTGCGCGATGAATGGCTGGAAGCGCATGTCGATGATTTCAGGCTCGCGGCGATCGATCAACTGGGGCTGTGCAATGGTGATTAGGCAGAAATTCTACCACTTCGTGGGCGCACGCTTGCGCGACGGTCAACCGATTCCGCCGGACGGCGAATGGCTCACGCATGCGGGCAAGTGCGTCATTTGCGAGTCCGGGTATCACGCAAGCAAGCATCCGCTG